AGAACTGAGGCCGGCATAAGGAAAGCCGGCGGGGAACGGAAGAAACCCAGCCGGCTTTCAGATGTGCCCCGGAGCATGCAGGACAGGGCACATGGTCGACACCAATGTACTCGGCAGGATAGCCATTGCAAGGGAGAACGACGCATGCCGATGTCACCGAAGTCATTCCGATCAATGGAGTCAGCGATCCGATGCGTACAGACTGGCGAAATTTGCAATCCATCTGCCGTTCATGCCATAATGCGAGACAGAGGGCAGGTGATGGGCGTCTGTCCGGTAGCGGGTCCTACCTGACCACGTTGGCCCCATACCGCCCCCCCTCCAGCTTTTGGCGTCAAAAACTTTACCCTCTGACATATACTTGATCCATATTGCATCTACGGAATCACCGCAAGCAAAGTACGACAGGCGGAAAAGCCAGGACCGCAGGGAGATCGGATCGCTTCCAGAAGTCTCTGATTCAGCCAGGCGGCTGAGCTGCCGGGATGACTTCCGTCACCAGTGCGAGACCTATCATTCCGAGCTATTCTCGCGGGCATGGTCCGACGATCACTTGAAGGCAATTGCCAAACTTCAGCAGGCTGTGATCGAGGGCGGGCAGTTTGCATTTGCCATGCCGAGAGCATCCGGCAAAACAACCCTGTGCCTGGTGGCCTGTATGTGGGCATTGCTCCACGGTCACCGCAAGTTCGTTGTGCTGATAGGTGCAGAGGCACAAGCGGCACTGGACCTGATGGACAACATCCGCACGGAGTTCGAGAACAACGATATGCTGCTGCAAGATTTCCCGGAAGTCATCTTTCCGATCGTGTCACTCGAAGGCATCGCTCATCGGTGCAACGGCCAGACGCTGGACGGCGAGCGGACACAGATGACATGGGCGAACGACCGGGCGGTTCTGCCGACGGTGGCTGGCAGCAAGGCCAGCGGGGCGATGCTGCGGGTTGCTGGCATCACCGGCAGAATCCGCGGGATGATCTCAAAGACACCAGACGGCAAGTCGATCCGGCCTGACCTGGTGATTGTGGACGATCCACAGACAGATGACTCTGCTCGGAGCGTTTCGCAGAACGACCAGCGGGAGAGGATCCTGGCGGGTGCGATATTGGGGTTGGCTGGTCCGGGTCAATCCATTTCTGCGGTGATGCCATGCACGATCATCCGGCATCAGGACATGGCCGAACGGATACTGGACCGATCAAGGCATCCGGAATGGCGAGGCGAAAAGACACGGCTGGTTTACGACTGGCCGACAAATCTGAAACTCTGGGAGCAGTATTCAGACATCTGGGCGGGAGACCTGCGTAATGGTGGCACTGGACAGGCGGCGACAGATTTCTACGGTGAGAACCGCATTGAAATGGACGCGGGTTCGAAGGTGGCATGGGCAGCCAGATTCGAAGAGACGGAGCTATCAGCGATGCAGCACGCATGGAATCTTAAGCTACGTGTCGGGGAGGAAGCCTTCAATTCTGAGTATCAGAACGAACCAGACGACATCGGTTCATCCAGTCGACCGATCACACTGACATCCGACGACCTGACCGCGAAGACGAATAAGGTGCCGCGGAGGATCGTGCCGAACGAATATCAGACGCTGACCGCCTTCATTGATATCAGTCAGAAGTGTTTATGGTGGACGGTGTGTGCCTTCGACGAGAAGTTCGGTGGGGCGATCCTGGATTACGGGTTGTGGCCAGATCAAAAGCAGAGGTACAGCCGTCTGCAAACGGTGACCAAAACACTGCAACGGAAGTACAAGGGACACGGGATGGAGGCTGCGATCCTAAATGGACTGGAAGACCTCACCGCGAATCTGTCCAATGTGTGGCGGGGTGAGACGGGGACAGAACACCGGATTGAGAAGATCCTGATCGACGAAGGCGACGGGGAACACACACAGATTGTGAGGAACTTCTGTCGGCGGTCTGAGTTGTCGGGGATCCTGATTCCAGCCAAAGGGCGAGGTGTGAAGGCGTCGACACGTCCACTATGCGATGGGCGACCGAAACAGGGCGAACGGTTCGGGCATTTCTGGAAGATGATCAGAAACCGAGATAACAGCCGGACGGTTCACGTTGACGTGAACTACTGGAAGACGTTTCTGATGCGTCGGTTCGAAGTACCGACCGGGGACGATGGGGCGGTCAGTCTGTATCATGCCAGACCGCGGGAACACCAGATGATTGCGGACCAGCTGACAGCCGAGTATCCCAAAGAGATCGAAGATGTGAGCACAGGTAACCGGGTGATTGAATGGGCGAACCCGCGAAACCGTGACAACCACTTTATGGACACGATGGTCGGTTGTCTGGTCGGTGCATCCATCAGCGGTTGTACTCTGACCGCTCAGCAACCTGTCAAAGAGCCCAGGAAACGCCGAAAATCCGTGAGCTACATATGAGTACGACCATGCCAAAGAAAAAAAACACATCCATCAAGATCGAGCCGAAGCTGGAACCGAAAGCCGTTCGGCGACCGCATGAACCTGTTGTGGAAGTGCCGGCACGCTGTCCTCGCAGGCGATGTCGCAGCACCAGGCGAAAGAAAAAGCAGGGCGTTGATCGTAAGACAATGGACCAGCAGGGAAGGACTCAAGCCGGCGAACCATTCAATCAAATCATTTTCTCATACGTCGAATGTCTGGATTGCGGGCAACATTACAGCATCCGGGCGTTTCACTATATACCGCGTTAAGCGAAGACAGACTAGGCTTAAGAGCCTCGTGATGTCCCATACTGAGGGGCATGGTATCACCTGCCTTAACATCGCTCCGAGATCAGCGTGACGCACTGCAAGGTGCCATCCGCTCCGGAGCCGCGAGTATCACCGTCGACAATGAGACGGTCTCATACCGCTCCGGTGCTGATATGCGGGCCGCACTCAGTGAGTTGCTGCGAACAATCGCCGACGCTGAGACGCAACCGCAAACCCGGCCGCGTGTTTCTACGTTCAACACGTCGGGCGGTGTGTAATGCTGAAGGCTGCCACCAATCGGCTGTCGAAGATGTTCGCGTCAGGCTATGACGCCATTGCATCCAGCGGCAAACGCAAGTCAGCTAGTGCCGCGATCCGGCACGAGGACAATGAGCTGAAGGGCCGCGATCGACGGAAGATGATCGGCACCGGTCAGTCATTGCAACGTAACTTCGCGATCCTGGCATGGGCAATCAGGAAGCATCTGGATTACTGCACCTCGTTCAATTTCCAGATGAAGACGGAAGACGAGGCATTCAATACAGAAGCGGAACGGTTGTGGGCGGAATGGTCCCGGCCGAATAACTGTGATATCGCCGGCCGTCACAACTTCCCGAAGTTCATCCGTATGCTGGAATCTCGTCGCGTGCTGGACGGGGATTGCTTCATTCTGAAACGGTCGCTTGGACGCATGCAGGCGATCGAAGCGGACCGCATCCAGCAACCGCCGAATCCGGGCAAAAAAGAAACGTGGTTCAATGGTGTGAAGGTCAATCAGAACGGACGAGCAACCGCTTACGCACTGCACAACCGCAGCGAGAACGGCGGGTACGAGTTCGCACGAAACCTCACCGCGTCCAATGTCGTGCAGCATGCCTGCTACGAACGGTTCGATCAGGTCCGCGGAATCAGTCCATTGGCTGCTGCGTACAACTCATTCCAGGACTCATACGAGATCGTCGATTACGCACTGGCGAAGCTGAAGGTTGAGCAGCTGTTCGCGATGGTCATCACCTCAGCAGCTCAGGACGGATATGGCGATCACACCAAAACAGCAGACGGTTCGTATGACGTGGATTTTGGCAAAGGTCCTGTGAAACTCGAAATGGATCCGGGCGACGATGCTAAATTCCTCGGCTCTGACTCGCCGGGAACGGCCACACAGGAATTCATCCATACCGTCATCGGTATGGCGATAAAATCCCTTGACCTGCCGTTCAACTTCTTTGATGAATCGCATACCAACTTCTTTGGCAGTCGCGCGGCATGGTTGCTCTATGACCGCAGCTGTGACGCAAAGCGGGACGACGTACGTGAAGTGCTTCGCAAGATAGCAATCTGGAGATTCCAGCTATGGATTCAGGATGGCGTGATCAGTCTGCCGTCCGGCATGCGACTCGGCGACCTGCCATTCTTCTTTATTAACAAGGGAATGCCCTGGTGGGATCCGGCGAAGGAGATCAAGGGCGACCTGATGGCGATCAATGCTGGACTAGACAATCCGATACGTCAGGCCCGTGAACGTGGCCGCGGGGAGTACGAAGACAATATCAAACAGATTGCAAAAGCGAAACAGATTGCCGACGCACATGGCGTGTCGGTTTCGTTCGATGTGCAGCCGGATATCGTGGTTCAAGGGGAATCAAATGAAGAATAACGACGCTGTGAAAATCGTAATCGATGTCGCACTCAAACGATACAGCCACAGTCGCCAGTCACTAAAGGCAGCTGTTGACACCCTGGAACAAGCGATGGCACCCAAAGCCAAGCCGGCACCTAAGCCAGCGACGGGAGGGGGTATCTAATGAATAACCTCGACCAGGCTCCAAAGTATTTTCGGGGCACACCGTCGACAGGAGTGCAGGCGGTCGATCGTGAAGGCGGCCAGTACGATGCCGGCATGATCAATGGTGTATCCGTTATCACACGCGGCGAAGCACTGGGGCATGACCTGTGGGTCGACCAGGACTTTTTGTCGGACGTCACCGGAAAGATCAACCAGACCAAAGGGCTGAAAGCCCGGTTCACTCATCCCGGTCTGTCGAGTGATGGCATTGGTACAAAGCTCGGCGTGCTGCGAAATGCAGTCACTAAGGGTGACCAGGTCTTCGCCGATCTTCATTTCCAAAAAGCTGCCCACGTTTCCCCGGATGGGAATTTGGCTGATTACGTCATGACGCTGGCCGAAGAGACGCCGGATCAATTTGGTCTATCCATTGTGTTCGAGCATGACGCTGACTTACAGGCGATGCACATTGAAGACAACACGCAGGGCGGTAAGTACGTGTCGCCCGACGAAGACAATAAGAACAACTTGCCACACGCTGCGTTGAAAGCGTTACGTGCTGGTGACGTTGTGGATGAACCAGCCGCGAACCCGGACGGGTTGTTCAAGCGAGGGCAGGAAGCCGCACAAGCTGGTGACGAGTTGTTGTGTTATGCACTGGGGTTGTCTGACGCAAAACCTCAGTCTTCATGCTTCGGAGTGGATGGCGATCGTGCCGCCCAGTTCGTTGCTCGGTTTCTCTCGCGTCACAATCTCACAATTCAGGAAGGCGGTGACCCCGTGTCTGAAGACGTCGCAGCGGTGGAAATACCACCAACCAGGGAAGAGTTTGCAGCAGAGCTGCAGGCATATACAGAAGCGTTTGGCTCAAAGAATGGTGCCAAGTGGTTCGCGGACGGTGTTCACTACCAGGAAGCCCAGGGCCTGCACATTGAAACGCTGCACAAGCAGATCGTGACTTTGCAGGCGAAGGTGACCGAACTCGAAGAAACGCTCGAGTCACTCGATCGTGGGGATGACGACGGAGCCGACTTCGATGCTGAACAAACCAACAAGGCTCCGCAATCGTTTGCGGGCCGAATCCGAATCGCTGGGCGGTCCAACGCACAGAACTGATCGAACGATCAGACACTTTTTGAAAGGGGACGATAGAAATGGCGAATGACCTCCATGCTGTGGCGGACTTTGTGGCGGACGCTTTAGACGTCGCACGGACAAGCACCAGTAATTTACTCGAGCAATCACCGTTGGTTGCTCGTATGTCCATCACGGACACTGCCGACGGATCCTCGACGCACAAGTACAACACGTACACAGGTGCACCGACCGGGTTTTGGCGTGCAGAGAATGCGGCTCGGGATTACGACAGTTCAATTGATACCGTCGTGACCTCGACCTGCAAGATTCTGGACTTCTCCTGGAAGGCAGACAAAGCGGTTGCTGATACGTGGCGAGACGGACCAGAAGCCTATGTTGCACGCGAAGGAATGCGACACCTTCAGGCCGCTATGTTTGATCTGGAACAACAGATCATTTACGGCACAACATCACCAGGTGATTCTGCTGGGTTCACAGGTCTGTTGAACTCAACGGATTTGGACGCTCTGGCAGATGACATGGTTGTGACTGCGACCGGGTCCACAGCAAGCACTCAAACGAGTGTGTACGGACTGCGTCTCGGTGACGATCACGTCAAGCTGGTGTCACCAGCTGGCACGTTGCAGCTGGGTGATACGAACGTACAGGAGTCAACGGTGGACGGGTCCACTGGCGGATATCCTGTGTACTACACTCCGGCCGCTATGTTCATTTCGGTTCAGATCGGCGGGAAGTATTCAGCCGGGCGAATCGCGAATTTGCATGTGTCTGATTCAAATGCAAACCTTGATGATGACCTGCTGTCCACGTTGTGGTCGCAGTTCCCAGCGGGTGGCAAACCTGACGTGTGGGTGATGAACTCTCAGAGTTATCGTCAGCTGCAGCAGTCACGTACAGCCACCAGTCCCACAGGGACGGAAGCCCCGTATCCCGAACGGGCATTTGGTGCTGAAATCATCGTGACCGATGCACTGACTACTACGGAAGCCGTTGAAGCGTAATCAATGAATGCGTTTGACACTGCAATCCAGGCAGGCATGGCAACGGCCCGGCAAATCGCCGGGTCGTCTGTCACCTACACGCGCGGTGCCACAGTGATTACGATTTCAGACGCGGTTCAGGGTGAAACCCGCAAGGGTGTGATTGATGTTGGTGGGTCGGAACAGGTTGTCGAGATGTGCGACTGGCTGATTGAAGTCAATGCACTCGGTGCCCTTGCAGACACACCAGATCCGGCGGATGTGATTGCACGAGTGATCGACGGTACTGCCTACACATGGACGGTCGAACATCGGGAGATCGGCGAAACGCACTGGGACTGGTCAGACAACACCCGGACCCAGTACAGAATCCGAAGCAGAAAAGACGGGACCGGTGCCTACGAAGTCAGCAAGCCAACCGGATTCGATCTGGCAGGAAACGAATTGACATGACGCGAACCTTTATCACAGGCGATAAGGCACTGGATAAGGCCCTGAAGGAAATTGGAACGAGAGTCGCAGCTCGGGTGATGACACGCAGCATCCGGGCTGGTTTAGGAGTGTTGAGGGAAGCGATCAAAGATGAAGTCACGCCGCGGTCAGTGAAGCGGGCGATTGGCTCACGGTTCAAAAAGAAGAAACGCAATCAGGGTTATCGGGCTGTTGTCGGTGGTGCTGTCGGAAAAAGGAACAAGGGTAAAGGCGGGACGCGAGGCGGCGTCGGGATAGCAAAGCAAAACGTACACTGGTATTTGATGGGAACCGCCGGGCGACAAACGGCAAGTGGAGCAGGACGTGGCAGCATGCCACAGAACAGGGCGGTTGCGGTCGCTTTTCAAAAGTCGTCAGCAACAACGATGCGACGAGTGACAACAAAAGCTCGTGAAGAGCTGCTCAAAGAAGTTAAGAAAATCGCCACACGTAGAAATAAACTGACTCGATCCAATTAAAAGGAAATAGAGATGGCACTCGTAAATAGTAAGGGAACCGTCTTCCAGATCGAAATCAGCACAGTTTTGACCGCGGTCGGAGCACTGACTGAAGTGTCATCTTCAGGGGCTGAGGTGCTGACATGGGATTCAACAACGCTCGATGGAGCTGTGGGAAAAACCTACAACCCCAACGGATACAGTGAACCTGGATCTAAAAGCATCTCCGGTTTCTACGATCCAGTGCTGGCAAATCACACGGTGATTCGGGATCTGTTGACGACACCTGTACAGACAGGCTGTGCAATCGTCTACGCCAACGCAGCGACAACAACAGAAGCCTTTGAAATTGCGGGGGCATCGTGGGACGTCACGGCCGGAATGGATGACGGGTTGCGATTCTCAAGCACACTCAAGCAAACCGGATTATCAACGTACGCATAATGAAAGTTAAGTTCACTCACGTCGCACAAGCGGGGCCATCGGCACCCGAAGAACTGACGGTCGAGGAAAACGGCCGGCGGTTCTACGCGGTTGGAACCGTATTCGAGGGTTTGCAGGCATGGCAGTTGGTGGTGGGTGGTTATGCAGAACCAGCCGACGAAGAGTGTGTACAGGAGTTGGAACGCCGTGGAGTGAAGCCGGGCAAGTTGATGCGTGAGACGCACGAACGAATCATGCAGGAGCATGAAGAGTTCCGGGACGATTTACGTGTGAGTCAGTGGGAAGCCAGGGAAGAAAACGAATGACCGCGTTGACGAAAGAACAGTTGTTGACACCTGTTCCGGTTGAACTGGAAGAAGTGGAAATCCCGCAGATGGGCGGGTCGGTGTGGGTCAAGGGCATGACGGTCAGCGAACGGACACGATTTGAAAACAACCTGCGGGGCAAGAATGAGCAGGCTGGCAAGATTAAAGCACAGCAGGTGCGGGAGCGGTTACTGGTGCAATGTGTGGTAACAGAAGACGGTACACGGATGTTCAGTCTGGATGATGTTGAAAAGTTGGGGCAGCAGAGAAGTGACGTTCTGGAACCGCTGATTGATGTTGTTCAAAGGTTGTGTGGAATGAGCAACACGGACGTTGAGAGGACAGCAAAAAACTCCGAAGCGACGCAAGAAAGCAACTCCAGTTGATGCTCGCACATATGTGTGGCGAGTTGCAATCAGAGCAGTTCGCCGACACGTTGACGCATGAGCAGTGGTGCGAAGTTGAAGCACTCGATCAGGTTTATCCTTTCAAACATACAGAGCGAATGCTTGGGTTGATTGCTTACATGTTAGCCGACCGATTCAAATTGAGTTTTGGAAGCAGCACAGCAACGGAAGTCTGCATGCCCTGGATTGATCCCGAGTCGCAATATCACGTCCCCAGTTATGATCGGGGGACGTGATGGCAACGGTCGGTGATCTGGTCGTGAATCTATCGACCAACAGCAAAGGCTTTACGAAGGGGATGCAGGGAGCCACCAAGCAGGTTACCACCTTCGGGAGCGTAGTCGAAAAGACTGTTAAGGTCGGTGCAGTGGCTGCAATGGCGGCCGCAGCCGGTGCAGTGGCTATGGTTGTGTCACAAATGAAGTCTCTCGACGAACTGGCGAAGGCTTCCCGGCGAACTGGGTTTGGTGCAGAGGCCATTGCAGGTCTGGGGTTCGCTGCTGAGCAGAGTGGGGCGGATGTGGCAACGCTCAACAAGGCTCTTGAGAAGTTCACAAAGAATCTCGGCGATGCAGCGTTGACCGATACTGGCACAGCGAAAATGGCTCTGGAAGAAATGGGAATCGCAATCAGTGACTTGATTGCGATTAAGCCAGAAGAGCAGCTCAGTATCGTGGCAGATGCTATTGCAGACCTCGGGACAAAGGCAGAAAAAGCGAGTGCATTAACAGCTTTATTCGGGCGGGCAGGTGGACAACTGCTTCCGATGTTTGAGGACGGGGCGGCCGGGTTGCAAAAGTTCACTGACGAAGCTGAGGAACTTGGGCTGGCATTCTCAGCAGACGAACTGCAATCGATCGAAGACGCGAACGATTCCATTAATCGACTCACACGCCGGATCAGTGCCCTGGCGTCGGTGTTCACTGTGAAGATCGCTCCAGCTATCGAAATTGTGGTCAGTGCATTGGAATCGCTACAGGTGACGGCCGATTCTGTGATTGACAAGCTGGGAGGTGGCTTACAGGGGGCTCTGAATGCCATTAGCCCCCAAGCTGGTGCAGTCTTTGGAGTTGCATCGGCTGGGTTGAAAGCCAAATCGGGGCAAATGGCTGCAGAACGTGCGTTGAAAAACCAGCGATTCCCGGCAGGTACTGATTTCAGTATTCCAAAGGACAACAAAGCGGAAGAGAAAGAAGCGAACGCCATACTGAAGGAAATTCGAGATCAGCAAAAGAACAACCCTGGCCTGTTCATCTCCCTTCAGGGGGGCGTGTAATGACGGTGATATACCTCGGCGAGAAGCCCGGCGGCGAGAAAGCCACGAACACTGAAGGCAAACGCAGCTACACTCGCACTTTTGTCCTCAACGCCTCCAGTCCATCGGATAAGGCATACACCGTTGGGAGCCACGCCAGCCTCCCGGTGATTGGGTCGGTCCATCCACAGGATTCGTCCGCGTTCTGCCGTACGTTGTCGGTAACGAATCCTAATCCTTACGCGGGATGGGAAGTCTCAGTCGACTACACCGACGAACGGGAATTCGACCCGACTGATCCTGAGTCCGATGAAATCTTGACCTCGTTCACTGGCGAGATCTATCAGGAAGCAGTCGACAAAGATCTGAACGGAAACGGTATCGTCAATTCAGCGGGCGATCCTTTTGACCCTACCGCGACTCGTGATGTAGCTGACCTGATCGCCCGGATCCAGTCGAACCACGAAACAATTCCACCAGCCATTCTGACTTATCAGAACGCGATCAATGCTGCGGCCATCACGATCGGTGGTCTGGCAGTGGGTGCAGGGGTTGCGAAGCATCAGCGAATGGATGTCAGCAGCCGCCAGAAGCGTGGCAACACGACATTCTATTCATTGACGCAGGAAATCCACCTCCGGAAAATAGGCTGGAAGCTTGAGCCACTGGATCAGGGACTGCGGGAAATCCTACTCGGCAAGAAACGGCACATTTTAAACGAAAGCGATCTCGAAGAGGTCACAAAGCCAGTGCCGCTGAATGGATCAGGTGTGGCCATCACAACAGCCACGCCAGGCGATATCACGTTCCTGGAATTCGACCTGTACGACAAACTCGATTTCACGGCATTGCCGGGCATCACATAAGGAATGAGACGATGGGACAGATATCCGAAGACATGCGATTCACGGGTGCCGTGACAATGTCCAACCTGTCGGTGACAGGTGCAACAATTGGAAACGCTGGGCTGTCAGCGAGTGCGGCCATTGCCCGCAGTAAGCTGGCTCAAGACGCCCTGGCACTTTACACGATCCCGCTGACCTCACTGCGGGTCTGGGATGCGATGCACACCCTGTTGCCAAGTGCTGGTGCGGCAGACGATTTGGGTCTGGTGGGCGGTACGTTTGGGACTGAGCCACCACACCTGAGCGCTAACGATCTGGGCGCAGCAGGGGCAACGACACGGTACGCGCGTGGCGAGTATCAACTGCCTGCAGAATATGATGATGGGCAAAGCGTCAGTTTCCGCGTGTCAGCCGCAACACAAACAGCGATTGCGGATGTCTCATGCACTGTCGATTTCGCGGTGTATGAGTCCGATGAGGATTTGACACTCAGCTCCGATCTGGTGACGACCGCCGCGACAAGCATGAACTCGGCAACATTTGCGAATTACGATTTCGTTGTGACACCAACAGGGCTGATCGCTGGCTCGGTTCTGGATTTCCGCATTGCCATTGCCTGCAATGACGCCGCGACAGCAATCGTCGAACCCACAATTGCATCGTTGAAATTGATGTGCGACATCCGGGGCTGATATGTCAGGCGTAACACCGACACGAGAATTCAACGACCAGATTGTGAGGGTCGTCAAGCAAGTGCTGCGGGCAGAGCGGGGCGCGGATGGTGGGGCAGGCACGACCAATGACCGCCGGCGGTCGATGCACTATGCGATCGCGAATGAAGACATCGACAATGCAGCGAATCGGCTGACAGATCCGACGACCGGTGAAGTCGAGCTATTGTCCCGTAACTCCAGTGGCGATTTAGAACTTTCAGGAGTGACGCACACAGTCACAAACCGCTGGGAGGATGTGTCGATCGATGAAGACGCGATGGTGGTCATCACGCGGATCAACGGCGAGTGGGTGCCGACCGGGGGCGGCGGCGAAAGACATCAAGGGGTCCTGCTGACGAATCTGGCGGCTGCCAGTGATGCTGTCTCAAACCCATCGGAAGGCACGGTCCATATCATGGAAGCGAATGCAGCGGGGACTCTGGTTCACACGAACAGGTGCGTGGATGTTGTCCATCGGTTCGAGTTCATTGCAATCGAGGCGGGCACGCTGGTTCGTGTAGAGTACGTCGGGAACGAGTGGGGTATCTATTCGGCTGATTGTGACAACACCGAAATCCCGACAACGGGATGCACATAATGGTTTGGCCGTTCTGTTGTTGTGATGTCGTGCAATGCTCGGAGTTGTTACTTCGTCCCTGTAATGTGATCGCCGCCACGACAGGCGGTCAGTGGGAAATCTATGACGATTGCGTGCAACTCTGTGATCCGGGGTGCGACACGGCAATCAGCAAGGCATTCGTATCGGCAAATCTGATCAATGAAATGGTGGATTTTTCAGACGATGAGGGCAGCTATATACAGGGGACAGGCACTGGCGATTCTGAGGAACCGATTGGCAGTTCGAATGTCGCGTACAGGATGGAATGTTACCAATGTTTGGGTGATGACAATTGGGTTCAACTGTTTTTGTCGTCCGTCGAACTGGTCACATTACGAGTGCGAATGCGGATGATGGCAGCAAACGATGATCCCAGGGAAAACGGCGATGTTGGGTTCATTGTCGAGGGTGCGCCGTCTCGAATCGACATTGAGGTGACAAATCAGGGTTCGGCTGAATGTACGGATGACAATTGGCAGACGTACGAATCGTCGTTTGTTCCAACGAGCACGCTGCCGAACTCCTGGGACGAATCAGTACTCACGATAGAAGTCGAAACGATTGATTTCGAGACCATACCAACATGGTGTCAGATATCGGCAGTCGAATTAGAACTTTCAGGGACGCCAGTATAATGCGGGAGCAGCGTTCAGAAGTCGGCGACAGTCTGAGACGGCGGCTGAAATGCCGACCATGCGAAGCGGTGTATGAATCGTTAAACATTATCAAAGTGGACGTGATTGAACGGAAACGGCAGGCGGTGCTGAACAGGCTGTTTGACGACAGCGGAGGAAAATACAGCTTGGAGGAATTAGATCAATCGCTGACGCAGGCGATTGAACGGGAATCACGAATCCGTGGTATGGGTGATGTCATCCACCGAGCAGCGAGGGTGCTGGGAATCAGGAAAAAACGAAACTGTGGATGCGGGAAGCGACGTGCTAAACTTAATCGAATCATTCCATTTTCAAGTAGCTAAACAATGAACATCAGTAGCCTCAAGATCCTCCTAGAGGGGACGCACCCCACAACAGGCTTACCGTTCGATTCCGATTCGCAAATTGCGTCGGATCAAATGAACGCCGAGAACGTAGATAGACTGGTCCCGCTATTGAGCACGGGACTGCTGGCTTGGTCAGCGGGATCGTCAGCGGGAGACCGCCCGAGGATTATAAAAATAAAGGAAGGTGCAGCAGGTCACGCTAGTGAATCGGTTCAGGCAATCGCTATCGCAGCCGACATAATGATCCAGCGCGAAACCACAGTACTGGATTTGAATCTTCCAGACCGAGTTGCGATGGTCGACGCCCTTGTGTCTGGGGAAGTGTTGTCGGCAGCAGACAGCACCAGCTTGTACGGATTGGCTACGGAAACAATTTCGTATGCTGAATTCAGTAACCTTTCGTTCATTCACGCCGGACACGTTGAACAG